GTTTCAGGTCGGTGCCGTGCATATATACTTGGCATTGTGTGAAATGCATGGGCTTACTCTTTGCCACGCCATTTTTCTCTAGGTCGTTAAACGACTTCAAACTGTGTGTCTTGAACTCCAAAACGTGTTCAGACTTAGGCGCACCAGGCACTCCCTTGCCAATCCCGTCCAAGCTGCCGCTAACGTGGCTACCAAAATCAACTCGGCGCTGGGTGCCTGATACGCTCATTCCAATAGAACGCAGGTCGCTGATGATGGTGGCCTCCTCATTCTGACCACGGCGAAATAGGCGCAGAATGCGACCTTTGAATTGTTCCTGCACCGCCCAACGAAACGACAGCCACAGCCAGCGGTCGCAATGGTGACCAAGCATAGAACAGCCAAGGTGCGCCCGTGGCTTTTCTAGCCTCGCCTCATGCGCCTTGTCAATCAACGAAGTTATGGTAATCTCTGGTTCTGGTATTTTCATGTTGTCTTTCTCCTGTGGGTATTGACCCCGCCGTCACAAGCGGGGTCTTTTTTTGCTTACTTACTTCTTAGCCCAAGGTGGTGCAGCCTTGGCTGATGTAGCGGCAGGCGTTACAGACTTGAACGGTGCAGCCGCAGGTGCAGTCCCACCCAATGCCCGAAATGCCTTGATCTCGTTGCCAGCATAGTCACCAGTACGCACTGACAATTTAATTCCCAGGTTCCCGCCAATCAACTGATCGGTGTCAGACACCTTTGCCAAGCCAATTGCCCGCATGATCTCACCCAATTGCTGTCGACCAATCTCCTCGGCTTTGGTGCTGGCGTTCTTGATGTTCAAGTTGCCAAACACAACTCGCCCCTGATGGCTCGGGCCGGTGATGTTGTACTTCACGGCAATGTATTTGCCGTCCCCTGCTTTGGTGGACTTGATCTCAGCACCGGTGATGGTGGAGTTGTACCAGCCTTCGGGCAGAGGCTCAAAGTTGTTGTTGCCAACGGGCAGCGCGTCAACGCTGAATTCTTCATCTAAAAAAGCCATGATTTATTCCTTTGTGATAGTAAAAGTAGGACGCCCAGCGGTGGACGTGATTGCACCAAGCAATGGCTGGGTCACGGCGTCAGCGGCCGCATTCCATGCCTTTGCATTGATCTCGGGTTTCCAGCGGAAAAGGCTGGACAGATGTTCAGACAGACCGGCTTCAGCGGCCAGCACTTGCAGTTTGTCGGCGTCAATCTTCTTGTTGATGCGGCCTTCCATGCGGATAACGTAACCGTTTTCCTCTGCCTTGATGGTGCCATCCAAGTCTTTGGGAATGCCAAAGTGAACAGCCATCTGATCTTCAAGGTCACGGCGCTCTGCAATGGCAAGCGTTTCCATTTTTTTGGCGTCTAGCCAGCGTTGGTATAGGCTCATTTTTTTACCTCAAAAGTTGCGTTCAAGGAGGCCATAACACGGTCAAGTACAACGTGACCCATAACGGTGTCGCAATAACGTACGTGTTGACTGTGTGTCAAATTTGCCTCTTTGACGAGTTGGTGAAGGGTGCGATAGGCGTCTGCAATCTTGAGCAGATCAGCAAGGTTGATAACTGAGGTGTTCATGCTGCACCGCCAATCTTGGCAATGATTTCGCTCAGGTCGGGGGCTTCCCAAGTGCCCAACTTGCCACTACGGTCTTTGGCAAGCCACAGACCATCAGAGTCGCACATCAGGGCACGTTGGGTGTTGCCTTCGGCGTCTTTTTCAACGCGCAGCGCCAGCACCTCATCAAAGAAGTAAGGCAAAGCCTGACCGGTCTTGTTGCCAGGCATGGATGGGCTATATAGAACACGCCCCATCTCGTCTTGCGTCTTTTCCAGCTTGGCGGTCATTAGGACATGGCGATTGGGAACATCGCGGAATGCGCGAATGATGTCGGCCATTTGCTCCTGCATTGCGCCGTAGGCAGCGCGTGGGTCTTTGTTGACCTTCTTTTCATGGTTCAGGCAAACCTCGGCAATCTCGCTGATGGAATCCAGCGCCACCGATTTGTACTCAGACTCCAGCACCCAACTGTAAGCCTCGCGTAAGTCATCCATACTTGTAATTTCCAAGTAAGGAAGGTCAGCGTCTTGAATGGACAATAATCCACCTTCAGCCGACAGAACAACGGGGCTTGGCAACGTCTTGATGAGACTTGTCTTACCCGCTCCAGCCTGTCCGTAGACAAGCAACTTCACTCCATTGGCACTAAGGCCGCCGGTGCGTTTTAACGATATAGCCATGTGGCTCTCCTTGCTGTTTGCGCTTCCGTCTGGACTCAGTTCGAAGCGTGAACGAATCATAGCACAGTTCTGTGCTACAGTGTCAACAACTTTTTAACAACAAGGCAAAAAAAAGATGACAGACCCCTTCAAAATCACAGAGCCAACCTGCATTTCCTTCAGTGGAGGCAGGACTAGCGCCTATATGCTTTGGCGTGTTTTACAAAGCAACGGAGGCAAGCTGCCAGAGGAGGCTATTGTCTGCTTTGCCAACACCGGCAAGGAAGATGAAAAAACATTGGAATTTGTTCGCGACTGCGGCGAGAGATGGAATGTGCCCATCACTTGGCTGGAGTACCAAAACTCAGAAAAAACCAAAGACAGATACAAAGTTGTTAGCTTTGAAACAGCGAACCGCGACGGTCAGCCGTTTGAAGACTTGATTAGAAAACGCAACTTTTTGCCCAATCCTGTAAGCCGTTTTTGTACGGTGGAGTTAAAAGTTCGAACCATTCATCGCTACCTCAAAGCCAATGGATGGACAGAATGGGACTCCATGTTAGGCATACGCGCAGATGAACAGCGGCGACTGGCTAAGATTGGAAATCAAGATTACGGCAAACACGAAGAAAAAATTGCTCCACTTGGTCAGGCCGGAGTTACAAAGGAAATTGTGGGTGCTTTTTGGAGGTCGCAACCCTTTGACCTTGGTCTTCCAAATAACAACGGAGTGACCATGCATGGAAACTGTGATCTGTGCTATCTCAAAGGAGGGGCGCAAATTTTGTCGCTGATACAAGAAAAGCCAGAACGTGCGGTATGGTGGGCAAAGATGGAATCTTTGGGCCTGGCTTCACAACCACAAGGTGCATTGTTCAGGTCTGACCGTCCAAGTTATGCATCCATGCTGAAGTTTTCTAAGGAGCAAACGGATATGTTTGATCCCAATGAAGAAACCATTTCTTGTTTTTGTGGAGACTAATTTTTCATGGCAAACCTCGCAAATATCTTCGGCGGTCCTTGGTCACCACCAGCAGAAAAGCAAGTTGATTCCCCTGAAGTACAGTTAAAAGACGCCATGCTAGGCGCAGGTTTAAAGCCACCAGAGGTCATACATTTAGACGGCAAAGTCCACCGTTTTAACAGCGGCACCAAGGGTGAGAAAGGTCACGACAAGCCTGGTTGGTACATAGCCTTCAATGATGGTGTACCGGCAGGGCGATTTGGTTGCTGGCGCTCAGGCGTAGAGTTGACTTGGAAGGCAGAGATAGGGCGTAGCCTTACGGTGGCCGAAGAGATGGCGCAGTCTCGCAGATTGTCAGAGGCCAAAGCCCAGCGCGATGCAGAGCAGGCCAAGACCCGTGAAGTGGCAGCGCAGACGGTAGAAATCATTTGGTCGGAAGGCGGCGCAGCTAGTCCAGAGCATCCCTACTTAGCCAAGAAAGGCATCAAACCTCATGGCGCAAGGGTAACGGGTGATGGGCGCTTGATGGTGCCTTTGTACAACGAAGACGGCGAACTTTGCAGCATCCAATACATTGCCGGTGACGGAGATAAGAAGTACCACCCAGGCGGTGCTACCGGCTCCATGTTTTGGCTGGTTGGCGGTGTAGATGATGCCGACACGATCTACATTGCTGAAGGATTTGCCACAGCCGCCACCATTGCCGAGGTGACCGGCAAGCCTTGCGCCGTAGCCTACAGCGCCAGCAATCTTGTGCCGGTGACAGGCATTCTCAAAGAATCGCACCCAAGCGTTGACATTTGCATTGTTGCCGACCATGACGCAAGTGGCGTGGGGCAGCGCTACGCAGAGCAGGCAAGCGCCAAGTATGGGGTTCGCATGACCATGCCGCCTGTCCTTGGGGACGCCAATGACTACGTTCAAACAGGAAATGATTTGGCGCTGCTTTTAAAGCCATTGGCCGCCACAGACTACCTAGTCCATGCCGATGGATTTTCGGAACAACCAGCGCCCATCTCGTGGCTTGTGAAGCATTGGATACAAGACAAAGCCTTGGTGATGGTTCACGGTCCAAGCGGAGGCGGCAAGACCTTTGTGACTTTGGACTGGATGCTGCACATTGCGAGTGGCAAGCCAAGCTGGTTTGGTCATAAGGTCAGGGGCGGCAATATGGTCTACCTTGCTGGCGAAGGGCATCATGGTTTGCGGTCACGGATAGCCGCATGGAAACACCATAACAAGGTCAGCGCACTCAATATGTGGGTCAGCAAGTCAGGATTAGACCTGAACACGCCAGAAGGCTATTTGAAGGTAGTTGAGGCGGTAAGAATGCTCAAGGTCAAGCCAAGCGTTATTACCGTGGACACGTTGCACCGGTTCATGGCTGGTGATGAAAACAGCGCACAGGACGCCAAGACCATGCTAGATGCCTGCGCTGCATTGATGCAAGAGTTTGGCTGCACCGTCATCTTGGTTCACCACACCGGCGTGTCGGATGAGGCGCAGCACCGTGCCCGAGGTTCCAGCGCATGGCGTGGCGCTTTGGACATTGAAATCAGCGTAATACCAAGCAAGCCAGGCAAGCCAATGGAGATTGTTCAGCGCAAGAGCAAAGACGCTGAAATGGCGCAGACCGTATACGTTGAATTGGAATCGGTGGCGATACCTGGTTGGCTAGATGAGGATGGTGAACAGGTCACTAGCGCGGTGGTGGTCAAAGGCGAGGCACCAGAAGCAAAAAGCAAAGGTGATGCACTTGGGTTCTCGTCATTTGAACGCGCATGGTTTGCTACTGGCGCAGAAGATAGAGGCGGCGCACCGTATCTCACCCGCAGCGCATTCTTTGAGTGGGCATTAACTAATGGATTGAAAAACAAAGAGTACACCAAGGACAGTTTAAGGGCGCAAATACCAGCAGACAAGAGCAAGGGCAAGTACATAGGACCATTGGTTGATGCTGGATTGATTGAGACCCATGAGAACGGCTGGATTGTGATTGACGCAGGCCAATCTTCGGGAATGATGTTGAAGAAAAACAGTTGACGCGCCAAGAACTGTGATAAACTTTTGAACATGAACAGACTTACACAACTCAAAGCCAAGCTAAAAGCCGCGCAAGCGGAGTTAGCTATTCGCACTCGGACGCATAACACTGCATCTCGGGCTTACAACAAAGTAACGGCCAAAATTGCCGACTTGGAGAAAAAAATTGCTGACTTGGCGCAAATTTCAAAGTGAACTTCCCAATTACACCGAGGCCGACTTGTGGGCCTTGTTGCAAGAAGAACGCGCCAAACATAGGCGTGTATCCATGCTGGAGCGTATTCATCAACGCTACTGCACCCTCAGAGCCAATCGGGAACGGTTGGAAATCTTAAAAGAAGGAAGAAGGCCATGAGACAGGAAATTGAACAAGAACTCAACCTGTGGAAAGCAGGATGGGAACTTATCTATCGCACGCTGGTACTAACGGGCTTGGTCGCCTTTGTGATGTTCTGGCTGGGCTACGCATGGGCTACGTACATCCCTCCAAAGATGTGTACACCAACTTTGATTGACAAGGTGTTGAAATGACTTGGCCTTTCCCGCCCCATCCCATGCCCGTGCCAACTAACGCGCCGCCAGTACGATTTAACCCAGAGAATTTTGAGGAGTCCCCGTTTTGAAACTACAAGCAGGCAATCCCAACCTGATGAAACGCGCAGCGCTGCGTGTAAATCCAAAGGCTACGCTGGAGTCATTTAGCAACACCACGGGCGACAAAGCGCAGGCCAAAGAACGCACAGGGTTTGTCCCATCCAAACGTGACCCTGATGCCGTCCCACCAGCTACCAATTCGTTATGGGCGCAGCCAGTCTATGTGTCTCCAAAAGCGGAGTACGTCCGACCAGGCGCTAATGATTTTTTGAAGTACAAAAGCAGGGGGCTGTGATGACAGGATTTGATAGCAAGCGCCAGATGGCGCAGGACAAAGTGGCACAACTAGCGCAGGAGCCTGTAACGTGGCGCAATGCCGCCATTCGTCTCGGTAAGGAACTGTCATCTGTTGGGCCTGATGGCTATTACGACATGACCGCAGAACAATGGCTTGATTGGGCGATGGAACAAGAACCTCGAGGTAAAAATTCATTGGTACAGCCAGCGCAGGAGCCGGACGAGTTAACTATTGCCTACATGAGTGGGTTGTATGACGGTAAAAAAGCAGAGCGTGAGGCTTGTGCGAAGGTTTGTGATGAACACAACGCAAGACAAAACCTTTTTGCAGAAGAAAGATATGCAGCGCATTGGCTTGCCAGCGCAATCCGAGCAAGGGGAAACACATGACCGAGCAACGCTACCTAGCTGGTG